CCATTGCTTGCAAGCGATGCAAGGTTAAATAATCTTGATGCGTCTATCAGCACAAGAGCCCTAGAGGATACTGCTCAAGATGCAGTTGCGGCAGCTAAATTGGCCGCAGCATTGAGCGCATAGATGAAATACGGACAACCATTGCCGCTTAAGGCCAATTACTTCGCAGGAATCGAGGCGGAAATAAACCGCCTATTTTTCGAGGTGATTTACCGAGCGCTGGCTAAAATTCTCGAAGTTCCGAAATCAGAGCTTGCCAACGCATCGGATACTTTTCTCGACGCAATCCGTACGGGAAAAATCTGGTATCAGGACTCGCAGTTCTTTGGCGACTTCAACGCAACAATAAGCCGCGAACTCAAAGCCGCCGGTGCGCACTGGAATCGCGACGCTGGCACATGGGGGCTTGCTCCCGATAAAATACCGACCGATTGGCGCTTTTCCATGGCGCGCGCGGTGAATCACTACGACACGCTGCGCGACCAACTCACCAGCGCGTTGGATAAAGTGGACTTAGAGAACATCGACCGCACCAGCAGCATACCCGACGTTTATATCCGCACCATCGACCGCATGGAACATGACCTAAAACTATCGGTGCGCGCGGCGTATGAGGGCATCGCGCCGCAACTCACGGCGGCGCAACGCGGCATCATCGCAGCCGAGTGGGGGCAGAACCTCGACCTGTATATTCGGGACTGGACTTCGAAGAACATCATCGACTTGCGCGAGAAGATTCAGCAGTCGGCGCTATCAGGGCGGCGCAGTAGCACGCTCGTGGACATAATCTCGCAAAACTACGGCGTATCGAAAAGCAAAGCGAAGTTTCTTGCGCGGCAAGAAACCAGCCTGCTGCTCAGTAAATTCCGCGAGGTGCGCTACCGTGACCTTGGCGTTGAAACGTATCGGTGGAGCACGTCGAACGATGCTCGCGTGCGCGAAGACCACAAGCACCTTCACGGCAAGACATGCCAATTCGCAAACCCGCCGGTGGTGGACACGCAAAACGGGCGACGCGCTAATCCGGGCGAAGACTTTGGTTGCCGCTGTGTTGCTATCCCTGTTTTTGTTTGACAGTTCGCCAATTCGATGATGAGCCTTTGATAACGGAGTAATTTTATGGCCTCGGTCGGTGCTGATAATACGGCAGACAACGCAAGCGCGGTAAGCGCGGCGGCTATCGCTCACGCCGCAGCCGAACGCACCAACGCCCGCGAATATCCGAAATTCTACTACTGCCGCCACATGGTGAATGGCCTGTGCGGCTATGACGATGAAACCGTGCTTGTGGATATTGACGCGATGAAGCGCATGGCTCCAACGCTTAACGGCAAGCCCGTTTATAACGGCGCGCACGATACACGCAACCACGATGAGCGCCTGTCGGACATCAAGGAATCTCCATGCGGCTATGTGACTGATACGTTCTACAATGAAGCGGATGGCTGGCTATGGTCGAAGATGATTATCATCGACGACGAGGCGCACGATAACATCGCCACCGGCGCGTACAGCGTGAGCAACGCATACGTTCCAACAGATAGCAGTGCGGGCGGGGTGCATCTAAACCTGCCCTACGACCGCCGCGTACTCAATGCTGACTTCACCCACATTGCGCTGGTGAAGAATCCTCGCTACGAGGAAGCAAAAATTTACACTCCCGAGCAGTTTAACGGCTATCAGGAGGGTAAGCGTAAGCAATTTACGAATTCTAAAACCGAAAAAGAGGAAGGTAGTTTCATGAAGTTTTTCAAAACCAAGAAGGAGGAAGTCACCCAGATTGGCGAAGCTACCTCCGTTGAGTTGACCAACTCAAAAGGCGAAAAGGTCGAGGTGACTGTCGAGGAAATGGTGAACGCGGTTATTTCTGCGCAAACCAAGCCTGAAAAAATCAAAGTTGGCGACAAGGAAATGACGCTGGACGAGCTGGTGAACAGCTACAAGAAGCTCAATTCCGATGCCGAAGGTGATTCGAAAAAGTCCGAAGAAATCGAGAACGAGGACGAAGTCGAAGAGAAGGAAGAGGCTAACGAGGACGAAGAAGACGACAAAAAAGAGAAGTCGAACTCTTCGACCGACCACTTCAAAGAACTTGCGAACGCTGGCCTGAAATCTTCGGGTGCAATTCGCTTGGAAACCACCAACGGCAAGCTGGCACGCGGTAAATCGCTGTACGGCTCGCGCAACCAATAAGAAGGGAACCTAAACAATGGTACAGTCTCCAAACCAGTTTCTTCAGACCCCAGAGAAAGGTTACCTTGACCTCCAAACGGGCTTGAACAACGTCATCACCTGCGTACACAAGGCAGGCGAGGCAACCGCTCTCACCGCTGGCACGGCTGTTAAAATCGTTGACAGCTACACCTCGATTCCCGCTGTAGAGTCATGCGATGCGGATACGGAAATCCCGTTCGGCTTCGTAGTGAACAACATTAAGGACACGGACTTCCCAGCGGAAGCTCGTCTTGAAGTTGCTCTCGCTGGTACGGTAATGTTCATGGTCGCAGGTGCAGCAATCGCACGCGGCGCGAACGTATCGTTCCAAGTGGCGACTGGTAAAGTCATCACGCAGGCCACCACCGATACGATTACTGGCCAAGCGCTCGATAAAGCCGCTGGTGACAACTCTGTCATCCGCGTTACCATCAACCCAGCCCCTGCACCGTAGTTTTAAGAAAGAGGACACACTATGAAATACGAAATCCAAAATAGCGCAGGCAAGCTGGTAACGCTTACCCCGCAAGAGAAGCTGGTAGCGCAATCGCTGCAACGCCAGTACGATAGCCATGTGAAGCTCACGCTTCCAGGCTATGAGAAGCGTAACGCCCTTGGTTACGAAATCGACATCACCAGCTTGACGCAAATCATCAAGTCGGTGACTGAGCAGAAATTCTACGAAGTTAACTTCGCGGACTATTTGCCTGTTGTTGTTGGTGAAGGCGCATGGTCGTCGCAGCTCGTGAAATACCGCAGCTTCGACATTGCCGATGACTTTGAAACTGGTATCCTGAACACGGGCAGCAGCCACGCTAAACTCGCGTCGATTTCGACCGCTGTTGATGCAGTGTATGTTCCTGTCGTAAACTGGGCTAAGGAAATCACTTACTCGATTATCGACCTTAAGCAAGCGTCGCTCTCGGGTAACTGGGATCTGGTAACCTCGATGGAATCGGCTCGATGGCGTAACTGGAACCTCGGGCTGCAAAAAGTAGCCTTCTGGGGTTCGGATGCGATTTCGGGCGTTGATGGTCTTCTGACCCTTGGCAACGTCAACAGCAACACCACGCTGATTACGAAGAAAATCAGCTCGATGAATGCTGCTGAATTCCAAGCGTTGCTCGCAGGCCTCCTTGAGGCTTACCGTGCAAACGGCCAGCGCACCGCTATGCCAACCGCGTTTATCATCCCAGAAGATGATTACAACGGCCTGGCATCGTCGGTTGATGAGACCTACCCACTGAAATCGCGCCTTGAGCGACTTTTGGAGGGCTTGCGCCTCATGACCCGCAACCCAGGCTTTGAAGTCCTTCCATGCGCGTACGCGATTCAAAGCGTGAACGCTGGCGTGGCCGGCCTCAATAAAAACCGTTATGTGTTGCTGAACAAAGACGCTGACAGCCTCCGCATGGATATTCCGGTGAACTACACCAATACCATGCAGAACACGCTCAACGGCTTCACGTTCCAGAACGTCGGTTACGGTCAATACTCTGGTGTGGTTCCATACCGCCCACTAGAAGTTCTGTACTTCGACTGGGCTGTGTAGTGAGCACCCAAGTCGCCAATAAGAGCAAGCGCTCGTTCATCGTGTCGGGAGGGAAAAAAATCCTTCCTGGCACGGTAGCGAGTTTGCCTGATGACGAGGCAAAACGCTTGCTCGCACTTTACCCCGACGAACTGTTCGCGGAAGGTGTAACGCTGGAGGCGGTAGCTGTAAAAGCTCCCGAGCAACTAGTGGAATTGATTGAGTCTGCGCCTGATGCAGAGCCGAAAGAAGAGAACACG